CATTAATTAGTGATAGAAAATTTTTATAATATATTTTTATCAGGTTTATAAGGATTAGATGTTTTCCAATTAAATGATTTTATCCAATCTAAATATATTTGATTATTATTGATCTTTGTTAATTTGGTGACAAATAAATTATTTTTTTTTGTTCCAATTTTAATAAACTTACGACACATATCAGCACCTATTAAATCATTGCTATCTATATATTTTATAAATAATTCATATAAATTGCTAGGGTCTTCCTGATATTCTATAATTTCACTTTTATATGGTTCTATTTCCAATAGACCTTTTTCACTCGTAGTATAAATATAATATTCTGGATTAATTCTATAATTTATTTTTTTGTTTGGAAATTTTAATTTATTACGATATTTTAACGATTGAATATTTAACAATGCTAATCTTTCTTTATTTTCAATCGATTTTGTTATTTTATAAACATAATATAATTGTGGAAAAGTTAATTGTTCGATTAAAGGTCTATTTTTATTAAATTTATTCATCATTTTTGCTTTTACATCCCATTTACCTTGAAAAAGATTATCATATGAAACTCTCAAAAAACTATGAAATCTATATACTGTAAGCCCGTTTCCATGGGACGAGCTACCTCTGGTATCTCCTTTAGCAGCCATTTTTGGTAGTACCACTCTGACTTGATTATTTATTTTCTCAATTAAAATTTTTTTCTTTGCTATAATTGATTTATTAATTTTTTTAAACCAATCAGGCGGACCGTCTTTATTCCATTTGTCATTTATACATTTCATTTCTGCATAATTATAACGAGCACATATTACAGGATTATCTGAGATATATTGAAACATATCATATTTATTAGTTCCTTTAAATTTTGTTTTTCCGATATTTGGTAAATCTGGTTGGTTATCAAATAAAAACTGTAATATACACTCTGTTTTATGTTCTGTTTTATTATATCTAAGTTTGTATTCATTTATTAATTCCAATCCTAAAGTGCAAGTCCAAATATAATTGTGTAACGATTGTTTTATCCAACAATAAGGTCCGATTGTATATTTTACGACTGTTGTATTTTTATAAATCTTACTATAATCAATATTAGATTTAAGTTCATAGTGTATTTTTGATAAAATTTGAGCTATTTCAATTGGAATTTTTAAAATATGTCTATTACAATAATATTTAGCACATTTTTTTGGATCTTCATCTAAATAAAAAAAATTTACCATTGTGTTATAATATAAAAATATTTTATTTTATAAATCAATCGTTCTAATTATATAGTACATATTTTGATCCATTCTTTATACCTTTCTTTCGGATCAAAAATAGGATATGGATGAATATTATCATATTTTTCTGCTATTTCTTCCGACCATTTGTAGATATCTTTGTCAATAACATTTTCTAAATGTGGTAACCACTTTTTAATATAAATACAATCTTTATCAAATTTTTTAATTTGTTTATTACTAACATCCATTGGACGACCTGATAGAGGAGCATTTTTTGCAGAATATTTTTTACCCGGCATATCGAACTCTGTGATCCATTGATGATTTAATTTATTTTGTGAAGGACCTATTGCATCTACAAGATATTTACTATATCCAACTTGTGACCCATACTTTGGATCAAAAATATTAATTAGGAGGTATTTGGTCCAAAAAGTTCCAACAATCATGCGTAATCGTCCATGCAAAAATCCTGTTTCTTTCAATTGTCGCATTCCTGCATCTATCAAAAGAAATCCTGTTTTTGAATCCATCATCTTTTTCCATTCTTCATCCATTAATTTGTATTTTTTAGAAGATTTTTGTGAAGATGAAGACCATTTTATAACATCATAACGATTATCCATATGATGGTATTCATTACCATCTGGAAGGAACCGTAAAGCACATAAATAAAAGTCGCGCCAAAACAATTGTTTCAAAAGTTGTGTCTTACTTTTTAACGATTTTAAAAACATATAATATATCTGTCTAACTGATATCGTACCAATATTTAAATATGCACTAATATTCGATGTATCATATGATAACATATCTCTATCATTATTATAAGTTTTTAAATGATTTAAATTGGATTGTTTCAATCTGGCTAAACAATTAGCGAGACCAGCCGTGTTCCATTGTTCTTTAGAATTATTATTTAACAGTGATGGATCCATTAAACTTTCCAGATCTGTAAATTCAATATCTTTAAACATCTTTGAAAAATGTTTAGAACTAATAAATTGTTTATAATATTTTTTAGATTGAAGTGGTTGATAGACTTTAGTTTTAATAGCATTTTTATAGAATGCTCCATATTGTTTATAAGCAATTTTATTCTCAAAATCTTTTAACATATTAGACCATGGAATTAAACAATAATCAGACATATCAGCGTCATTAATTATTTCAATAGAATGATTAGTCGCAATATTATTATTTTGAGTATCTCTCTCAATACTGTATTTACTATAGTCTAAATTATAAGAGTAAATAATAGTTTCATCAGGATGCATATTAGAAATAGTATCAATTATTAATTTTAAACATTTACTAGGTTTATCATATAGAACTAATAGGTCGGAACCATTTTTTTGATACTGTTTTTTTAAATCAATAACAGAAGAAATAACAAAGAAAGCAGCTTTTTCAGAATAATAATTTTTATTATTATTATTTTTAACAATTTGATGTGGATCAAAGAAAAAGACAGGTATAATGATATTATTTTTGTCTAGAGTTAGACATTTATATAAAGCAATATTATCATCTATTCGTAAATCTCTACGATGATTAAATATTATAATTGTCATTATAATATTTAATATATAATATTTTTATATATTATATTTTATAATTCTAATGATTTATCAATCAATTTGAAATCATTATCTGAGATCCATTTTTTTGAACATTTATATTTCGCTGTCTTGAAATATTTTAACATGTGTTCCTGAAATATTTTGTCATTTCTATAATAAAATAATAATTTATCTAAACTCTCAGTTATATTGTTCATAAAAAATGATGCAATTAATCTTAAATCTTCAATATATTCTTCCGGAAATGTTTTGAATAATGTTTTATTAATATCAAATTTCCCAATAACATCTAATAATTTTTTTTTTGTTATCTCATCCAAATGTTTCGTTTTATTTATGCCAACAATATAAACCTCTGAACTAAATAAATTACCAGATTCTTGTTTAATTATATGTGTGTTATCATAATATATATTAAATAAAAATAATATGCTTATCATCATTGGATTATCAAATGGTAAAAATATTTTACAAATCATATTTCCACCTAATTTTACTATTAATAAACCCAATATTGTTTGACATAAATTTAAATATACTAACATTGAATTATTATCTTTATCTTCATCCAATTTATTATAGCCACAATCTGATGTCATTAAATCTATCGAATGATCGTATTTACTCTCCCAATATAATAAATTCTCTATATTTGTTATGTCTCCATAATCATCTTTACCAAAATCCCATCTCTTTTTATATTTTACAATATATCCATAATCATCTCCTACTACATCACCAAATTTATTTTTTACATTTGAATGAAATGGATTAACAGAATTACCAGTCCAATTAAAAATAAGATCAGGATTACGACTTTTGATCCAGTGATTTGTCGCATTAATGAAATTACCAGGTGCTTCACATGCATGAAATGTATTCACTTGCTTCGCTTTAAGATCTATCAAATCAAATCTATTTAATATATCATACATCTTTAAAAAACCTCTTGTAACATTGATCTCGTAATTATTATTAATATATATCTGAATATATCGTCTTATATTTATCTCATGAGCTATAAATTTAGTCCTTCTCTCATTCTCATTAAATGTATTATCCTTACAATATTTATATAAATTAAAATTATATACATCTGTTTTAAGTCCATCAATTTGTTTAATTAATTCAACTGATGTTTCCGAATATTCAACTAATGATTTTTTATCATAAACATTAAATGACTTTGAAAGATTTTTATTCATATCAAATAATTCATTTTTTATATTTTCTGCATATTTATCTATATCTTTATAATCATAACTACACTGCCCTTCATTATATTTACTGTATAAATCTCCAACATCTGTTTTGTTTGATTTATTAAAATATAATAGTCCATATTTAAAATCATTTGATGGATTAAATAATAGACCACTATCATCATTTCCCCCATTTAATATTTTATGTTTATTATCTATATTTACTAATTTATATTTACATTTTTTCATTTAATATATATATATATTATTAAACAGTCATATTTTAATTTCTATTTTTAATTTAATGAAGATTAAAACATTTTTAATTATAAGTGTTTCTCTATACATTATTTATAATTTATTTTATAGATCTCATGAAAAATTTAATGACAATCAACTGACCTATACTACAGACGGTGAATTGGGCTCTGATTTTTTGAAAATTCTTAAAGAATATAATTTTATTGAGACGAATAATGGCAAATATTTTTTTCCATCTGATTATAATCCTTGTGAAAAAATTATTCGTAATAAAATAAATTCGTCTCATAAATATTTATATTTAATGGACGGATGTGATATAGTTGGATCTAAACTTGATTTATGGAAAGCAATTAAATCTGAATTTGGTAATAGAGCAAATAAATATATACCAGAATGTTATTTATATGAAAACGAAGATGATATGATAGAATTAAAACATAGAATGGAATATGAAGAACAACATAATATAATGCAAATGTATATTTTAAAAAATTATAAACAGAGGCAAGAAGGTTTAAAACTTGTTTCTAAATGGGACGAAATTATTGATAAAAGAAATACCAAAGAATTTTTTATTGTTCAAGAATATCTATATAATCCTTTTATAATCAGCAAACGAAAAATAAATTTCAGAGTTTATTATCTTATTGTCTGTCATAACAATATCGTTTCATGTTATATTTATAATAATGGTTTTATCTATTATACACCTAAATTTTATGATCCGAATACAACTGATTTTGATAGTCATATTACTACTGGATATATAGATCGTAAAGTTTATGTTGATAATCCATTAACAAGAGAAGACTTTAGAAAATATTTAGGAAAAAAAAAAGCTACCTTATTGGATGATAATGTTAAAGTTCTTATGAGAAATATATCCAGTGCTGTCGCTAAACGAACTTGTACTTCTTATAATGATAAAATTAAATTCCAAATTTACGGCGTTGATATTCAACCAGATGCCAATTTAGATGTAAAATTAATAGAAATAAATAAAGGCCCTGATTTAAATTCTAAAGATGAGAGGGATGGAGCAGTGAAATATAAGATGCAACAAGATTTATTTAAAGTTATAAATCCAGATCAATTTGGTAAAACTGATAATTTTATTAAAGTTTATTAACAAAAATATTTAATATTATATAATCCACAATATATGTGCACTGATACTGATATTTGATCATAATTCATTATACGATGCACTATCTCATTTCCTTCCATATAACTTATATCATTTTTTGCTAATCTATTTCTAGTCTTGAAATTTAAATTATTATCATATATTTCTTCACATAAATTTCCACTTAATAACCTTAATAAACAACCATTTTGTGGATGATTATGTATTGGTGATGATTGATTGAAAGACCATGTTATAATATATATTTCTATTAAATCATTTTTATATACAGAATGTTTATTATATGTCTCTGTGATCCTAATAAAATCTAACCAATCATTACCATCATATTGTTTTAATATATGTGATAGATCTTTAAGATTTTTATTATTTATCAATTCATTTGAAACTATATCACCAAGTTCTTTAAGATTTTTTATATTCATTATAATCTTTATATATATATAACATTTTTATATAAATTAAAAAAAAATGAAATTATTATTTATTGGACTTATTGTCATATTATATACATATTATACATATATATAATGGGACGCTATTATTATGGTGATATTACTGGTAAATTTGCATTTGCATCTCAATCTTCTGATGCATTTGATGAATTTAAAGAAGGTACAGAATATTATTCTTTTTATCATTGTGGATGTGATTATAATCCACAATCAAAACAAAAATATTGTAGATCATGTTTTACATCTTATAAAGAATTTAAACGAGCTAATCCTGAGCCATTTACTAAAGATATGAAAGATAGTCAGAAGGAAGCAATTGGTCTCAGATATAGTTTTACAATTGAAGATCTTCCTAGTATTAATAATATATTAGAAGAGATTGAAAATAGGTTAGGTGGTATTAATAGAGTAAATCAAATATTACAACAATTAAAATATAGTATAGAAGGATCGGATGAATCATATGCATGGTCTATAGAATGTACCAATGAAATATATAATACTCAAATACCACAAAAAGATATTCCAATGTGGAACAAATATTTTATTGGTATTCAATTAAAAAAATGTTTGGATGAGACTAATGAATGTAATTTTGAAGCAAATTATTTTTAATCATTTTAATTCATCAAATGTGTAATTGTATTTCTCAATATCATCTTTAAAATATATACTTACCATTTCTTTTATTTCATCATCATAAAATTTTTTATATGACTTTGGAATTTTTGTTTTTACATCTGAGAGTTTTAAATCGCCAACAAAATAATTAATATCTTTGCGTTTAGAATGATGTCGTGATGTAGTTTTATTAGGATCAAACAAATATTCATTTCCGTCTGACAATTTAAATGTATATTTTTCATTTTTGTCTATTTTAAGATAATTTGAAACATATTCTTCTTCGCCATTAATATATTGAGGTTTTGTATGATCAATCATTAATTGATTTCCAACAAATGATATTCCATCTTTTAATAATTTTGTCAGATATTGTCTAAATGACAAATTATGATCTATATGTAATAGATATGAAGAAACTGCACGCTGAAATGGATTAATAATTACTTTAACAATATCATATTTTTCATCTTGTATATATTGTAATGGTTCATGTTCTGCATGTAATTTAAATCCACGATAAGTGTTATGTATATAGTCTGTT